CTTAGTAAAGTGCTTTCTCTACTGCCTTCATTGTGTAGCTAACAGTAAGACGAGCCTTACCAGTTAACAAATCATCAACGTCAGGAAGAGCATACACTTGACATGCTTCAGTCAATGGAACACCGTTAACTACAGCACCAGTACCGATTACACGGACTAGAGTTGCAGTAACTGCTGACTCAAGATTTACTGCTGTTAACAGACCATCTGCGTCATAGGTTGCACCATTATCATCTTGCCACAAACCAACTAATACGTCAGTAGTAGTAGCTGTTGATGTAAATGCTACAATAGTTTCCCATACAGCACTTGTTACACGAGCACCTGCTGGAATTACATGTTCCAGATTAGTTGCACCGTATGCTGGTAGGTCATTGTAGTCAAACAGGTATTCAACTACCCGTTCGATTCCACTTTCACCTGCTGTCTCACCGCCATGAGTCTCATCTACGCCACGTGGGCCATAGTGCGCGAGTACACCGCGACTTGAGGTATTTTCTAATGACATTATACTATCCTCCTTATACTGTCAAAGTAGCGTTAGTTAGAATTACGCCAATCGTATCAATACGTTGACCCCCAAAGCCAAAGCGAGATGTTACATCGAACTCATCACGTTTCAGTTTACTATTACGTTCACCCTCTGCCTTAGGCATACGTCTCCAAGCACCCATAATAGGTTTAGTGTTATCATCTAAGATAGACATAAACACATTACATACATTACCAAGAGAGGCAATAGGAGCTGCTGTACCATCACCAGAAACAAGAGCTGCTTCCTCTACGATAGTAACGAACAGACGATTAGATGTCCATATATCCCAACCAAAGATATTGATTACGAAGCTATGATTCATCTCCCAACCATTCTCAAGGATAGACTGCCACTGTGGCTGATTCTGATGTAGTGTACCAGTAATGGCAAGGTTGCCAATAGTAGTAGCTACAACAGGGTCAACGATAGCAACACGACCAGCCATAGGAACATTAGCCTTGTTAAAGGATAAAGTCATAGCAGAGATATCACCTAATGCTATACTGTTATTAGTGCTAGAGCCAGTGAAGCGATGTGAGAAGCTGTTAACTAAGTTAGCATCATTCACAGTCTGAACACCAGTAGTACCGTCACCACACATCTTAAGGAACTTAGTTTCAAAGTCCTCTTGCATAGCACGAGTAGCTTCCTGAGCACGAGCTGCTGACAGGGATTCAACCTGAGCACCGTCTTCACGAAGGTTATCTGTAATGTACCATGCATCGCCAACGTAGTCAGAGATGGATAGGGTTACAGTACCAGTGTCAATTGGATTGTAAGTCATTGGAACATTCTCTTCTACATCTTGAATCGTAGCAGAACCAATGGATTTAATGTTCAGGGTTGTACCCGAACCGAAGTCACTCACATCACGATAGAAGCCTTCAGGTAGTAAACCGTCAGGGAGATTCGTGAGGATGAATGCACTGTACTGTTGCGCTTCTACGAAGGCAGTAGTATTTGTACTAGTATGAGACATAAGGTCTCTCCTCTATTAAGTTAATTATTCAGCAGGTGCTGATGCACGCCATGCATTCAATATCTCACCAGACTTAGCACCAAACATAACTGTCTTAGGCTCTTGTGGATTTCCCACAGGTGGAGCACCATCCAGTATATCTGATTGTAGTCTAGCATTTGAAGCAGGAGTTATATCAACACCCATTAATTGGAGAGCTGCTGTAGGACTTGACTCTACAAGAACAGTTAAGTCCTGTACTGACATTCCTAAAGACTGTGCAATCTCTACTGTTTTAGTAGGGGCTGCCTCTCCGAACTTTTCAGTCATCTTAGCTTCAACAGATGCACGGTTACTAGCTTTACTAGCAAGGGTCGCCTCCTGTTTCAAGTCCTGTTTGACTGCATTAACTATATCTCCCACGTTTAACTGAGGCGCACTTGTCGGTGCACTTGGTTCTGCTGGTTGACCTAGCTTTTGAAGTATGGTGTCTAACTTATCATTAGATTCTACCTTAGCCTTATAAGCATTGTTCTCTTGTTCCAGAGTACTGATATGCTGTTGAGCTGGTACGATAGAAGCTAATGCAGCTTCGACAGTTCCATACTTCTTACCATCACCTACTAAATCCTGAAGCTCAGGTGGTAAGTTAATGGCTGGTGCTGCTACTGGTTGGTTATCTATAGCTGCTGGTTGTACGATGTTGTCGTCTTCGTTGTTAAATAGTTCAGGCATTGGTCTAGCCCTCCAATAATTCTAATAGTGTAACAAGCTGTCTTAGTTGCCCATTGAAGTCAGCTTGCTTAAAGCTCCAATTAGGATTATCATATAGTTTCTTACTGAAGACAGACTTACGTAGTTCATCTTCATCTTTCTTCAACACTAATGCTAATGCTTCAAAGGCATGTGCATGTGCTGATAAGAATGCTTTGTGCTCAGCTTCAGGTATCTCTAGTTTGTTTAAAGAAGCCTTCCACTTGTTATTATATTTCACCTAGCTGCTCCTCTCCTTCTACCTGTGGTGCAGGGGTAGCAGCTTCTTCTTCTAACTGAGAAGTAGCAGCGTTAACCATCTGCTGTGTCTCCTTCTGTTCAGCTATACCTATGTTAGGTGTAAAGATTGCATGACGTTGCATATGTAGACTGTTCTCAATCAGTGCAGATAACTTCTTACCTGACGTATGAGGGGCTACCATGTCGCCCATCTTCGTATTAAACAGAGTACTTAACTCCTGTACTAGTTTAGCCTTAGCTGCGAAGTGACGTGCACCTACAGGACGTAGCTTACCTTTAGCAGTAAGGTCTTCACGTGTGATAGATATGAAGTCCATAACAGCCAAGTCATTATCAAGTACACGTATCGTATCCTTACCATCAAGGTTGCGTCTAGCTGTCTCCAGCATAAGGTTAAGTAGAGGTTCTAAGAACTCAATCTCGAACTGTGTTATCTTGTGTTGGAAGATACGACTAGCTGCATTCTCTAAGGACTGAACCTCGAAGGCAGTCTTCTCACCTGGAGTACGCATACCAAGTGCTTGCTTAGGAGCACCAGCCATCTCTTCCATCTTGTTCTCTAGGCTCTGTATATTATTCTCAGCAGTGATAACACCGTTGAGGTTACGTCCTAGCTCAGTTACGTTACCATCATCACCTACATCTATCTCTTCTCCAGGCCCGTATACAAATGCTTCTACGTTACCCTGTATCACTAGAGGAGGGAACACTGCTAAGTCCATAGCATCATTCTTAAGATTCTCTAAGTGGTCTATCCTGTACTGCATACCTACTAGGTTATCTAGTGGGCCCATGCCCATGAGGTTATCAGGTCTACGTCTCCACGGAACACCGTGATATGTAGTAGCCTCTATCCATGAAGGCTGAGTCTCTTCACGTACTACATACATCCTATCCATGATAGTAATGATTTGGTCTTGATGTAACTCACCTGTCTTAGGGTCGAAGATGTCTCCTTCAAACTCTAGTAACTCTACCAACCCACTACGGTAGTAATCAGTAATGGAAGTAAAGCCATCCACAAGGTATCCTGCTGCCTTCTCTATGTCTGCTGCATCGTAGTGACTTAGTGAACTACGAAACTCTAATGCTTTAGTCAGTGCTTCCATCTTCCATTTAGTATTTGGATTGTCCGAGTCCATGTCAATCTCTTTCTTGAGCTGACCTATCTGTTTAACTATTCTACGAATCTTAGGTGTACGTTTAAATGAAGCAGCAGTTATATCGAACACTATGTCAAGTGGAGATACACGTATAGCCCGTGGGCCTGTATATGTATCTATCTTTTCACCAGTAGTAGGGTCTTCTTTATTCTCCTTAATCCAGTCTACTGTACCACAGGCAAACCCGTAGTCAATGTAATCAAGCAGGCACTGAGACATGGTGATACGGAAGTCTGACTCACGTAACTTATTCTCCATGTATGCTGTGATAGCATCTCTCTTATTCTTATCAACAGAGTCTGCACTATACGCTTCCCACTGTAGCCAGTCATCATTAGGGAACAGAGCCATGTCATAGTTAGCATGGAGGTTATCTCGTATCTGTGTCAGCTTAGGTATAGTTACAGTATTACGCCACGGTAATGTACTATTAGATGTCTCTGATGTATCAGTAGCGAAGAGGTACTGACGTAACTCTACCTTCTCATTCTTCCACTGCTGTCTTCCATTATTCCAACTGGAGTACTTGTATGAGATTTCCTCAGCCATAGACTCTGCACTTTTAAATGCATTCTCTAT